CGGATGGAAACGATGGAGTTCGATGAACTGTCCGCCCTATTGCGCGTCACATCCGAAACGCGGGGAGACGAAGAATTCATCGTGCGCGCCTCTGAGTGGTTTGCCAAGCCAGTAGCCAAAACGGCGGCGAAAAGAAAGAGGCACTTATGAGCGCGCGAGCCACGCTGATTTTCAGCGGCGAAAGCCTCGCCGGGAATAACCGGCCGTTCGAGATGACGCTCGATATGGAAATCGACGGCCTCTTGCGCGACCAGATACCGCTGGACATCGCGAAGGAGCTGCTCGTGCGTATCGCGATCGCCCTGACCGATCCCGAGCACCACGAGAGGCTGGCCCACGACCTCGCCGAACCTCCAGGCAAAAGACCGGCCGTCAAACTCACCGAGGGTGAAATGAACCCGTTTCCCGCGCCCGGTTCACGGGATCCAATCTTCGAAGAACTTGACCGCCGTCTGGCCGAGGAAGCGGAAGATCTCAGGCGGAAGACGCTGGCCGCGGCGGCGATCGCGGAACCAGCGAAGCCCAGGGGCAAGCGGAAGCGAAAGAAACGCGATTCGCAAATTGCACAGGCCTTCAGAATCGAACCGTGGATGCTCCGCCGTGCCCGTTATCTGCGGGCGACTGGCCGCATCGATGACGAGCTGCTGGCGATCGCGCGAAAGGTGGCCAGCGAATGAACTGGCCGCTGGCATGCGGTGACTGCGGCCACCGCTGGGACCTGGCGTTGCCGCCGCTGCCGATCTCGGCAAAAGCGTTCGTCCGACTGATGCGCGCACAATCCAGATGCGTGAGGTGTGACTCAGTAGCCGTCGAAATCGAAACAGCGCCGCCGGAGGAACTACTTCAATCCATTCAGCCCGAATCGGAAATGGAACCCAAAGTCCGGGAGATCATGGCAGCTCTCATCGCCCGCATCCTGGCGAAACACGTGGGTGCGCCCGAGACCCTTGGGCCCGTCGTCGAACTCGATGCCGCGTGCGCCGCCTTCCCCAGTCCTTGGGAAAAGCAAATCTGGAAAGAGGAAGTGCACCGCCTCACCCAACCACCGCCCGGAGAACCCGAATGAAAACGGGCTCCACCATGCAGAAGTGCGGAGCGTGCAGCACGCATTACGATCCCGCAACCTCAAGCCGCGATTGCCCTCACAAGTGGACCGCGCCCGTCTCGCCGGCTGCTGAAGGAACTCGCGGAGCGCAAGGCCGCGGGACTGCCCTACAAGTTCGAATCGTGGAACGCGGTCCCGAGCCCGGAATCGGTTCCGAGTGCCTCAAAGCGCCGGAGGCGCCCGAAAAACTCATGAGCCGCTATTTCTGTCCCTTCTACGGAATCACCCTCGCCCGCGCGGGTGAGACGCACCCCCGGCTGATTGGCATCGACAGCGGTGACAACAAATGCGGCCTCATGACATCGGACGATGCTCCCTGCACGATGGAGATCGCCGCCCGCGAACCGTCGTGGGAAGATTGCCCTCGCAATCCGGAGCGGTCGATTCCGCTGGTGGACGATCTTCGCGAGACGCTGGTTAAGATCCTTCACGAATCCGCCATGGCTGGAACGGACTCGGGTAATGCCACCATTGCCACTCTCTCTCGCGATGGCATTCGCCGCACAGGGAAGCCGATATGAAGATCAAGGGGCCGGAACACGAGCTCGACATCGACATGGACAAGTGCGAGGACGGCGACCCGTGCTCGTACGACCACACCTGCCGAATCCACAAACTTGTCTGGGTCTTGCAAGACCGGCCACCAAGCACGAGCCATACTCGCAAAGACCGCGTGGAGATGCAAGGCGGGATCGTTCACTTGCCGGCCGAGTTTCGGGAGGTTGCGCGGCTGGCGAACCGCGCAGGACTGGAGGGTTACGAGTTCGTCGACGCGGAATGCGGGCTCGACTTGGACGCAATCAAGGCACTGAGCGAAAGACCGGCAGCCGAGATAGAGGCCGCGCTGGATCATCTTCCTTACCCGAAGTCGCGCATCGAGATCACGTACCGCAAGCCGGAGGCCCCGCGCAAAACGTCGCTTCTCGATCTGGTACACATTACCGCCGGCGCCCTACGCGAGCGAGCCGCATATATCGTGGAGCACGCGGACGCGATTCACGTGCAAGTCCGTGGAAGTGAGGGCCGGTGGACGACCGGGTCGCTCGCGGATCTTCCCACCGGTGTCGCCCTTCGCGAAGCGTTCCGGCTACTGCTGCGGGCGGAAGTGCCACAACAAGCCCCGTCGCCGCGGTTTTGGTGTACCACGCACGATTCCGGCGTGTGTGACGGCAGCGATGGGGACTGCGTTCTGGTGCAGTCGCCGGGCACAGTCGAGGATTTCGGCTGAATGCCGATCCGTCCCGAGTTGCGTAAGTATTACGGCCCCGCATGGCGCGAATACCGTCTGCAGCTCATCGAGATCAAGCGCGCGGCGGCGGGCAACGACGCCGGCGGAATACCCTGTGATCGGTGCCATCGATTCATCCACGGGTCGATGATTCAAGCCGCGCACGTGACTCACGATCCCCGTAACAACGCGCTGGTGAGTCTCTGGTGCGCGAGTTGCCATGCGACCCACGACGCCCCGCACCGGCTCGCCATGTGGCGGCGGTCGCGTGCCAAACGAGTGGGCCAGATGTGGCTCTTGCCCGAGATCGAATACGCCCCCTACGCGTCATGGATGATTCCCTTGCGGGTTCTCAAAACGGCCCAGGGAGGGCTGTTCGAATGAAAGTCGAAGTGCTTCTTCGCCTTCTGGCGAGCGCCGAAAAGAGACTCAGGATTGACGGCCTGTTCATCCGGTTGCAATCCGACGGATCGGGATGTGTGACCTTCGTTTGCCGGGCTCGTCGAACGCGATGTTTTCCGGTTCGATCGGTTCACCGATCTGGCCGCATGGCTTCACAACCCGCGCGCCATCGCTTATGACGAAGAGGGCAACGTGATGGAGGCCAGGGCGTGACAGTAACTGAAGCCATCGCGGCCAATGACATCGCTTGCGAGGTCCTCACGCTGGCCCGTGAAGGGGTGATTGTTACGCCGACGCTGGAATGTCAGGTCGCGGCGCTGCTGATCAATGCGAACAAGAGACTCGGCGCCGGATACACTCCGCATTCGTTTCTGGCCGATCTTACGAAGACACGTAGGGGCGGACGCAAGATGGAGGTCGAGGCGTGACGATCGGAATCGAGACGGGTTCCTTCCTCAGGGCTGTCCTCGAAAACGATCTGGTAAAGACGTTCTTGTACCGCAGCGATGAGTCGAGACTCGGGCTGTCTTCCATCGCAGTCTTCCTGGATACCGAAGCGCCAGACGAGGCTTGGGGCTCGGCAGCGAAGGTTCAGGCGTGGATCGACAAGCACGCGAAAGAGCGTGCGGGCGCAAAACCATCGAGCGGCGATATCGCCGAGGCCTCGGAAGAAGAACAGAAGTCATGAACGCATGCAAATGCGAACGCTGCCTGCGGTCGCGATACATCGAAGAAACCCTTCGAATCGGAACCTCCCAGCAAATCGAGAGGCTGACCGAGGACCTCCTTGACAACCTGATCGAAACAGAAGAGGAGCTGGCGATGGCAAGGGCATACATCGCAGACCTCACCGAGGCGCCGAAAGGCGAGCCGCCGACGGGTTCAGGCGTGATCGACAAGCGCACCGGCGCCACACCATGAGCAAGAGACTTCTGATCGGTAAGCTTTCGCTGCCACTCGAAACCGTCACGCAAAGCCTTGCCATCCTGGCTCGAAAGCGCGCGGGGAAAAGTTATCTGGCCCGCAGTTTCGCCGAGCAACTCCTCGAGGCGGATCAGCAGGTTGTCATCATCGATCCAAAAGGCGACTGGTGGGGGATACGTTCTTCCAGCGACGGCAAGCGGCCCGGCTTCCCCGTCGTGGTGCTTGGAGGCGAGCACGGGGACCTGCCTCTCGAAAAGACTGCCGCCGACACGGTAGCCCGGCTGATCGTCGAAGAGCACGTAAGCGTCCTGCTCGATCTGAGCGATTTCCGTAAACACGAGATCGCCCTGTTTCTCGGCGGCAGCCTTCCGAGTCGGGGAGACAGGCAACGCGCGGATGGGTTGCTCGAAATCGTCTACCGCCTTAAAGCCAGGGAGGAATTCCGCACGCCCGTGATGCTGATTGTCGATGAGGCCGACGCTATCGCGCCCCAGAAACCGAATCCCGGCGAGGAACGAATGCTGGGCGCCATGTCGGACATCGTGAGACGCGGTGGCCAGCGCGGCATCGGCTCAATGCTGATCACACAGCGTTCTTCGGTGATCAACAAAGACGTGCTTACGCAAACACAGGTCATGATCGCGCTGCGCACCATCGCGGAACTCGATCTGAACGCCATCATGGGCTGGGTCGACGTCCACGGCGTTCCGGAGCAGGCCAAAATACTGAAGGCTTCGCTGCCGTCGTTGCCGGTCGGAGACGCCTGGATTCTCTCACCCGGGTGGCCGACCGAGGCCGGCATATTCGAGCGGATCCACGGCAATGCAATCACCACTTTCGATAGCGGCGCAACGCCCAAGCCGGGAGAGAAGCGCATCAAACCGAAAAATCTGGCCGACGTGGACCTTGCCGCGCTTCAGCGCCGGATGGCAGAAACTATCGAGCGCAAAAACCAGGAAGATCCCGTGGAATTGCGGCGCCAGATCGCGGAGCTGAAGAAACCCGCGAAACCCGCAGTTGTGGATCCGAACGTGGTTGCGCAAGCCGAGCGACGCGGATACGACCGTGGCCGGGCGGAGGTTCGGAGGGAGTTGGCAGGATTATCGAGCTGGAGATTAAAGCTGGTAGAAGCGGCCGGCATCATCAACAAATCGATCGACGGGCTGCAGTCCCTTCTGGATATACCGTTTCTTGACATACCGTTCGACGCACAAACGGCTACTGCAGCGCCTCCGCCAGTGCGCCGGGAATCTCCGCCCGCACCGGTTCGATCGATTGCACCTGCGCCCGGTGGCAATGGTCTGGCGAAGCACGAGCAGCGGATACTGACGGCGCTCGCCCAATATCCCCGAGGCCTTAAGAAAGAGCGGCTCGCCATTCTCACCGGCCACCAGCTTAACGGCACTTTCTATAACCGCATCGGAGCCCTGCGAACAATGGGAGCGATCACGCCGAAGGGTATCGATCCGATCGCCATTACGGAAGAGGGACTGCGGTTCCTGGGGGCTTTCGATCCTTTACCCGTGGGCCGCGATCTGCGCGAGTACTGGCTCAACAGAGTAAGCCGGCCGGAGGCGAAGCTACTCGCGTATTTGTTCGACGCCTATCCCGAAGCAATGACGAAAGAAGCGCTGGCGGAGGCCTCCGGGCATCAGCTCAACGGCACGTTTTACAACCGGCTGGGAGCGCTGCGCACCAAGGGTCTGGTTACCCCGGCGGGTACGAACCCGCGCGCGATGTCCGATCTGTTCGAGGAATAAGCAACAGAAATCGATTCCACACGACCTCGCAAACGGGGGTATAGTCAACACATGACCTCCGCCCTGGCTCTTCCGCTTCCTCTCAGCAAACGCGATACGCCGAAAAACCCCGCCGCCCGAACGGCGCTCACGGCCACCCGCGCCAGCATTGCGAGTATGATTCCGTCGTTCAAAACCAAGGCCGCCGCGGTTGAGTTCTGGGAGTCGCTCGCGGCTTATTGCTCGCGTAACGTCGCCGAGGTGAACGGCCAGGGCGCGGGTTCTGGAACCGCCGCGGGCTCTGGAACCGCACCGCGATCGCGCACGGCCAAAACCAAATCGGCGACTGCCCGCTGAGCGGCAGCCGGAAAGGTCAGGGCCGAATAAAGGCCAGAATTGTGACGATCGGCTGGATGCCGGCAGCCAGACAGAGAACAATCGCCAGCAGGCAATCGACAACAGACCAACCGCGCCTCGTCTCCCAAGGATCGCGCCCGTCGAGGTAGGCCAGCATCGCTTCGGCGGTTTCTTCGGTCCGGTCTTCGAATTCGATCAGCATGGCGTCTCCCGATTCGCTGTCATCGTTTTGATCCCGGCCCGTTCATAAATCAGTCTCTCAAGCTCATCGACCCGCCCGGCGAGCGCCGCGGCACGCTGGTCGCTCCTGCGCAGTTTCTCGTTGAGAAGCATCGCGTCGACTTCGACGATCAGCTTCATTTCCGCGAGGGCGTCCCGCATTCCCAAACAGTCTCCCTCCATCACATGCCTCCTTTCCGCCACGCGGCGATCTCAGCCACGACAGCGTCCACGATGCCGTGCAAGACAAAACAGAGGCATACAAGTCCCACGAGCGCCATAGCCCAATCCTGAAGGCTCATCAGCGTCCCCCTTTTTCGTATAATTCGGCATTACAAGACCACTATGCCTAGCGCTAGGTAAATTGTCAATGCCTTGCGCTAAGTAATAATTCTGAAGCTGGCGCTAGGCATCGGGAATGAGACAATGGGGAACTGATGAGTCGTATCGACAAAAAGAATCCAGCGGCCGTGCTCGGACAGAAGGGCGGAAAGAAGCGAGCCGAGAATCTCACCTCGGAGGAGCTCCGCGCGATCGGGCGCGCCGGCGCCGAAGCTCGTTGGGGAAAGAAGAAGGCAGCGAAGAAGGCGGTGAAAAAGGAGAAATGAAGATCCGCGTGGCGATCCGCGGCTTCGCAAGCGGCGTGCGGCAATTCGAAGAACGTATTGCCGTCGAGGAGGCCGATATCGATCAACTCCTACCGGCGCTGGGGGGAGAAGCACGGGCTGGCGCTGGCCGTCCACGAACTGCACATGATCGAGATTGAATTTCTCGATGAGCCGGATCCGCTCGCCCGGTTCTTCCGCTTCGGCACCGATCCCTCCGGCATGCCGCTTCCGATCGCGATCGATCTGAGCACGGTGACAGACGGCGACATCATCGGCGCCGCGAAGAAGACGGCCGCGAGGCAGGCGAGGAAGTCCCCCTGGAACTGAGCTGCGGTTTATCTTTGTTGCCGCTCGGCCGCCATCCGCTCTCGCAGAATTTCGTTGATGCGGGTGAGATGGCCTTCGCCCTGCGATTTCAGCCAGTCCAGCACTTCGTTGTCGATCCGGAACGAGATCTGCGTCTTGACCGGGCGATAGTACTTGCCGATCGCGGCGCCCTCCCAGGACTCGGGCGGCATCGTGGGACTGTCCGGGTCTTTGCTGTCGAGACTCTTGTCGCGATTGGCATAAGCCCGTCTGGTTTCTTCGCTGATTTTCAACCGCCTAACGGAATTGGTCTTCGTACGCTCTGCGCTCATAGTCGTCCGCCTTTCTCGCTGAAATAATGTGAATGGCTCCGACGTCGGCCTCCGCTTCGCTCCGATCCACGAAGACCACCAGCAGGAGAACCACATTCCGCGTCAGGCCGATGATGCCGTAACGCTGTTCGCCCTGGTCTTCGATAAAGTAGTTTTCGTTGACCACATGGTTCGGATCGCTGAACACTTCCTGCGCCGTCTCGAACGAGATTCCATGGACCCGAAGGTTTTTCTGTGCCTTCGCTGGGTACCATGTGAATCTCGAATCCATATAACACTATTGTATATTCAAACGACGGGAATGTCAATGGCGCGAAGTCATCGTGATCATCGTGAGGTCATCGTTGCGAACCTGCCGGCAGTTGAACTACTCTTGTTTCAGCCTCCCGATTCTGGAGGAGCGAGAGGAGCAGGCCGCTGTCCCCGAACGTCGCACGGATTTCGTCGCCTTACGAAGCACGCATTCTCGCTGTGGTGAGATCGAGGGACGACGCGCCTGTTCTCGCTTGGGTGAAGCGCCACGCCGCGGGCAACCCCTACGGCTTTGCGATGGACGAAGATCTCCGGCCCCTCGTCCAATCCGATTGCGCCGCCGAGTTGGGGCTCGCCAAGCAGCGCGTGAGCAGGGCCATCCGGCGGTGGAAAATCCGGGGGCGCATTCGAACCGAGGGAAGGGTCATTTTCCTGGTTGAAACTCCAGCGGAATTGGCCGTCGAGGCGAATGAAAGTCATCCAATTAGTCAAAAAAGGGCGAACGAAAGTCATCCAAACAGTCAGGTAAGCCAGTGACTTTCAAGCTATATTCGCCGTCTGTTCGCCTTCTAGTATTGGTAATCGCAAGCTGGACTTGCCGTTAGGTCAGTCGGGTTCCAGTAGACCGATGAGATGACGTTTCCATTGAGTGTGTAATCGATACCGCCGGGGCTTTGATGGTTGCCGTTGTACCAGCAAGTAGCTCCTATTGCGCTGGGAGTGTGGGCGAGAGTCCACGCAAGACCGATGACGTAAGAGACCGTTCCATCTGCCGGCGTGGGGGTGAACTGAAGACTGATGACGCCGCCGACATCGGTCAAGGTCGTGATGTAGTAGCCGACGCCGGATATCAGCATGACTTCTCGAAGCATCGAATCAGTCAACGGTGTGCCACTGACAAAAGTAGCCACTCCGCTGGAGATCGAGAGCGATCCGCTCGCGACCGGCGAAACAGCGCCGGTGTATTCCGTCCACAGTCCCTCGTTGCGCACCTCCGTCAAGGAAAAGCATGTGGGACAGGAGTAAACGCCCGAACTGAAGACAAGTGGAGGATTCGCGCCGAGATTTGGCGAGAGGAGCGCAAGCGGAAGCGGGCTGATCGCGGGCGTTGATGGCGTTCCACTTTCGATGGATGCCACCGTGTAAGGCCCCCCGGTGACAGGGACTGTCCAGACTCGCGGCGCCGTGGTGACGCCCGTCAAAGGAGGAGGTCTGCGCGTCGAATAAAGCACGCTGTATGTCCCGGCGGGCTGGCAGGTATCGACTACGCCGTTGGCGACCGTCAGACGCGCGGAGAGGGCTGGGAAGAGGTACGCCCCATCGCCCTGCGAATAGCCGAGCGACAGATCGATAGTGCCCGTCATCCATCCCGGCGCCGCAACGCCGATTGTCGGGATCTGATCGGTGATTTGGGTGCAGGCCGGCAGCGCATAAAGCGGCGCGCACGCCAGAACGGCGAGAAGGAGTTTTTTCACTTTGATTTACCTTTCAAACGGTGGAAGCCCAGGAGGTTGCAGCCGAGAACGGCGGCGCGGGCCAACTCAACAAACAGAAGTGATCGAAGGCCCACATATTGATCAGCGGGGCGGATCCCGACGCGATCTGGAATTCCCGCTCCCATCTGCAGCCGCCGTTGAACCAGGCGACGAGATACGCCAGATCGGCCACGGGCCACGACAGCGGACTGCGCGCGTACGCGATCGCCGCAGTCACCTGATCCATCGACCGATAGGCGCTGCCGAACGACAGGCACTCTATTTTCAGCCGCGCGATGTCCGACCCGGGACTCATATACTGGCTGGGGATGTTCACGTAATTATTCAATCGGCCGCCCTGCGGATACGGGTAGCCGTCCGTCCAGAAGACGGCCGCCGCGTCCACGTCGAGTGGCAGCAGCCATTCCGCTTTAGCGGTCGATTGGGCGGCCAACACAGCGGCCCAAATCGTGTGCATGTGCGTGTAAACCTGCGTCCGCAGGAAGTTGGCGTCTGCGTGAGAGTTGATGGAGGGATCGTCATCCTGCGTCCAGAAGGGTGCCAGTGCCCGAGATAGCGCCGTCACCGCGGCCGCGGCTGTGTAGGCGTCATAGTAAGCCATGCCGCCGCCACTCACCGTTCCCGTGCCACCCACATAGTTGCCGTTGCCGGTGGATCCGGTTTCGGTGAAGTGCGTGGAGTCGGTCACCACGATGGGCCATGTGCCGTTCGCCGCCGTGTTCCCCTGCACCCCCGCCGCGATGACATTCTGTCCGGTCGCGAGTCCGTGCGGGGCCACCGTCCCGATCGATATCGGCGACGTCCGACTGGCGTAGCCCGCGAGCTCGCCTTCGAACGACGAATAAAACCACCATCCCACCTCGCCGAATTGCAGCCACGGAACGAGCCCCGCCGCATGGAGAATGTTCGCCGCCTGGATATAGCATTTGGTGAGATACGCCGTCGCCGTCGCGGGATTGAAGTTGCATTGCGACGTCTGCAGGTCGATCAGCGTAGTGGCGCCCGCGGCCACCGTGAACGATGTCCCCGACTTCAGGGTGGTGAGCTGATAATGGTTGGCGTCGGTCATAGTTACAGCCCACACGGCGCCGGCCGTTGGTAAAGGGGGGCCCTGCGCGATGTGTACCGTGTTGCCGGTGATGTAGCCGTGGCCGATCTGCTCGATGGTTTGCGGACCGCTTCCACTCACGCCGTCCACTACCCCCGCACCCCACGATCCGAAGCTGGTATCGGTCAATACGCTCGATCCGTCCGGGAATCTTTGCGCCCACGCGCCGGATTTCAGCGTCCCCGGCCCGTTGCCGTCCGAGGCCGAACACGCAACATCTCCTGTGCACCGGGGCGACAGGATGACGTCATTCGCGCTCACCGTGGCCACCGCGTTCGGATCCCCTCCCCCGGCGTTGATCAGCACTGTCAGCGCGATCGCAATATCGCCCGATCCGTCGCCCGCGAGCTGGATATGCGTGTAAGTCTCGCCGCCGATCGTAATGTAATGCGCGTACCCCGTGCCCAGATAATTGAAGAATCCGAACGTCACTGACGCCGGCGCGGCGTCGTTGGAATCGGGAGGCGCGAGAAGCTCCTGGCTGAATGCCACCGTCATCGTCTGCCCCGCCGCATGCACCAGCGCGGCGAAGTCCGCCAGATAATCGACGAATCCTCGATTGAGCGGCGACGCCTGCGATGCATCCACTGCCCACGTGCCTTCGTTGCCCGCTCCGACGTCACCGGTCACGGCAATCGTGCCGGTCGCTCCCACACTGGTCGTCGGGGCTGGAAAGGTGAAGCCATTGACGGGGCTCAGGCAGGTAACGGTGAATTGCCCCGCCGTCAGTGCGGGTGTCGCGCGCACGCCGACGAACAAAGCATTGATGCCATTCACCAGCCGTTGCGCCAAAGTGGTAAGCGTGTCGGCCGCGAAAGTCCCCACGGCCACCGATGTGCCGCCGATATCGACGTAATAGATATCTCCGATCGTTGGCGTCCCCGCAATCGTCACGGTGGCCACGTGGAAGTTACCGCCGTTGCGAATACGTTTGAGGGCGAAGAACACGCCCGCATAGAAATCGACGTCGCCCGCGAATCCCGCCTGGCTCAGTATCCACAGCGCCCGCTCCGGAGGGATCTGGTAAGTCTGCCCGGTGTCGTAATCGCAGGCGCAGTTCAGATTCGAAAATGTTGTGGCCGGCGCAACCGGATCCGCCAGCACCGCCGCCTGCAGGAAATCGAACAGACAAGTTCCGCTGGACACTGTCAGAGTGACCGTGTGCGCGCCCGCCGCGATCCCGGAGGCAATCAACCGCCGTCCGGAGATCGGCGCGGCCGGCGATTGATCCGCATAGGCGCTGATCGTTGCCGTGGCCCCGCCATTCACGGAAACGCTGAACAATCCGCCCGAGGTCGAAAGAGCCGTCCCTATATAGAGTGAGTGCGTGTACTGGCAGCTCCACGCGATAGTGATGCTGTCGCCGGCGTTTGCGCTCTGCTGCGCATAGCCGTTCAAATACCATCCGGCGATCGCGCCCCATCCCGTCCCGGAGTACTCTGCCGAAAAATCGACACTCGATAGCGTCACCGAACCCGCCCCGGCCAGTTTCAGCGGCAGGTGCGTATTGGGATCCGCCAGCGTCCAGTTCGTGAAAACGGCGGACCACTCAACAGGCGTATACGCCACCAGCGCGGGATTGACCGATCCCGAATCGTAATGCAGGGCCGGCGCGAACGTGAACCACAACTGCCGCACACTATCGATTCCCAGCGCCGTGAAATCCAGATGCACGTGGATCGAGGTCGGATCGACCCCGCCGGTCAGCTTCGAGGTTGTGCCCGAGATTAGCGACGTGTCCGCCGGTGTCAGCCAGCATGTGGTTGTTTTGTGCATCGCCAGCAGCTCGATGCCGTTGCCGTCCTGTCCTGGCGGGGCGCTTACCGTGAAGTTGGCGCCGCTTTGGACGGCCGTCAAATATCCACTGCCATTGATCTGCGCCACCAGCGCCGCCGAGACCCCCGTCCCGCTCGATATCTCGATCAGCGTCCCAGGCCCGTTGCCGTCCGAGGCCGAACAGCTCACCGAAGCCCCTGTATTGAGAATCGCGCCGAGCGCCACGTTGTTGGACGATGCCACCGCCGACGCGTGCGGATCGATCCCGTTGATCAGCCCGGCCAGCGCGATCGCAATATCGCCCGAGCCGTCCGTCGAAAGCTGGACATGCGTATAGGTGTTGCTGCCGATCGTGATGGTGTGGTGGTAGCCCGTCCCAAGGTAATTGAAGAACGCAAACGTGACCCCGCCGGGCATCGTCACGTCGAAAACGATGTTACTGAGATAGACCAGTTGCACGCGGTCCCCCGTCACCGGCGTGCCGTTCACGGTGTAGGTGCAGGATGCCGCCACGGCTCCCGTCGTGGACGTGATGTTCAGCGCCACGCTGCCGGGGGTTTCGGTCACCACGCCTGCCGACACGGTCCGCTTGATGTAACTGAGCGAGCCCCATGGCACGCTCGGGAATTTAGTACTGATCGGATTCTGGCAGCCCGTCAACGCCAAGTCGAAATCCAGCGTGACGCCGGCAAGCGAGAAATCCGGAAGGCATCGCGACGTGTAAAGGTGTCCGTACTGATCGTCGGCGTCGAACAGCACGCACACGGCGAAATCCGCCTGATCGCTCCATGCTCCGGAGACGGTGAATCCGCCCGCGCCTGCGTTATGCATAGCAGCCACCGCACCACGCCGGTCGAAGCCGCGCAGGTACATACTGCGGTGAGGCTGGAGCTTTGAAATCGCCATTTCTTTGTACGATGCTTGGTTTATGTACGTGCAGCGAGATGCGGCGATGCGCTCCTTCCAGCGCCGGCGCCGCATGGAGCGGAATCAATCGTTAGCGGATGGCAGAGGCAAATGGCCGCGGCCTCCGAAAGGACAACCCGCTGCCGGTCGACAAAACACAATGGGACCCGCGTCTGCATGAACTGGACCGCCTGATCGCCGATGGACGAGGCGATCACCGTTCTCAGGAATAGAGGAAGATCGACAGATCGGCGCCGGGGAAGGTTGTACCCACGGCGCTGATGCTCACCACGATGGGCGAATTCGCCACGATCGCTCCGGGGTTGGCGACGATCGCCGAAGTCGTGCCAGCCGCAATGGTAACCGAGGCCCAGGGAGAGCCGCCCGCGGTGATGGTGAATGTGATTCCCGCGCCCGTGGGCGACTGCTTTACATAAGCCTTGAGAAAAGAGGGCGACGAAGCGGCGACCATATACGGATTTGGCGCGGCATCGCTCTCGATCGCCAGCGTCCCGTTCACGAACATGCTCGCCAGCGGCATCGACGGCGCCGGCGGAACGTAAAACATCCGCAGAGTATCCGTGGTTTCGTCGCTGAGGTTGCCGTTCGCATCCCGCAGGAGAATCTGGACCAACACGGCATCGCCGCCCAGCGGCGCATCGTTCAGAACCAGCGCGAGAGCCGGATTCGGCCCGGCCAGCGTGGGCGCCGTCGAATTCGCCGGGATTTCCACCGTGTTGCTCGCCCCCCAGGTAGCCGCCTCGTAGATGAATGCCGAGCCGGCGCCGGGCGTCACGGGCGTTCCGTCAGGCAGCAGGAATTGCGTGGTCTGGCTGACAGCGTCGGTGTTCGACAAGACCGTCGCCTGCGCTCCCCAGCCCACTCCGGTCGGATCCCAGATCACGCGGACGATTTCGCCTGTCTCGTCATCCACGACCATGCCCGTCGGGTAGAACGGGTTCAGTGTGCCGCTGTCTCCGATGCTCGTGGCGGTGTTGGTGTCGGAGAGCATCGAGATGAAAATCAACTGGTCGACGCCGAAGCCGAGGAAGTCTCCGCCTACCCCCAGCCCGCTGGCGATCGTCAAGGTGCAAAGCGGACTGCCGGTATCGCTGGCCGTGATCGGGCCGATGATTCCGTGGCCGAAGGCGGTCCCCGAAGTGCCCGGCAGGATCAGATAGCGACCCACGAAGAAGTTGACCGTGGCAGCGGCCGGCATGCCTACGACGACCGTCGTCGACGTTTTCGAGGCGACGTTGCAGGCCAGAATGCCAGCGTGGATCACCTGCTTGCCGCGCACCAATGCGCTTACGGCGCGCGGATCCGGTGGGCCATAGATTCCCGGATAGTCGGCGAAACTGTCGAGATTGATGGTTGCCGGCAATGAACCGGGCGTCACCGCGCCGAGCCCGACCATGGCATCGAGATCCCATCCGACGAAGACTTCGTAGGCAACCGTGTTGACGCCCCATGTGACGCCGAACGAAACGCGCGAGGCAGTGACGATCACGTTGAACTGGGAAATATTCGAGCTCTCCGAGCGCGCGCCGCCGGAATCGATGCCAAAGACCTGAAGGAAGCCGGAGATCACGGGCAGCGTATTCCCCGAATGCGCGGCCACTGTGGCGAACCGATCGATAACCGGCATGCCCGCGGTTGCCGATTCGGTGTTAACCGGCATGTTGCCCTTCAGCGCGATCACGCCAGCCGGAATTCCGGGACTGAAACCGAAGATGCTCGCGGTTACAGGCCCCACCTGCCCGCCGAAGCTGTAGCCGGATTCCGCGAACAGATACGGCTCATAGCCGGGCTTCCACGCATAGGGCAGACTCGCGCCTCGGGCAATGACGGAACCCGCCACCCACGAGGAAGGAAATCCGCTGGCGTTGACCGATCGGATTTGCACGTTATAGATCGCGCCATCGTCCACGCCGGTGATGAGGACCTGCGTAACTGAAGGCGAGACGCTCGGCAGGCCGGTCCATGCGTCGGGATAAGCGATCGCGTAAGAAAGTCCGGTGGCCGTGATGCCGGCGAAGACGATGGTCAGAGTGAGCGCACCGGCGCCCGTAACCGTGGCGACGGTATAGGGGGCGCCCTGGATGGTGATGGCGCCGCCTTCCATCGCGGTTGTCCAATCCGTGCCCACGCCGGTGACATCGACCGATCCGTTGGTCGCGCCGGCCGATCCGGTGAGGTAACTGAAAACTTCCTGATACTGGACTTCGATGTGCCCGCCCTCGATCACATAGCCGTCCGCCGGCGCGGTCCAGCTCACCTGGATGGCGTCGGACAGGCCCGCCGGAGTGGAAACGGCCGTCGATAAATCGCTTTCGAGCGTGAGCCCGGTGGGCGGCGAAGGCGTGAACGGATTCGCCAGATAGGGCTGCGCATAGCCCTCGGGCGAAAGCTCCTCCGTCGTCGACCAATCGTAAATTGACGCGTCGGTTTCCTGCACGTCGATCTCAGTGCCCAGCGCCGAGACTTCTTCCCCGCTCTCCAATACCTGTTTGATGATGACGAAACGGTGCGCGGCAATTTCGAGAGTCTTCGCCGTCCAACTGAACAGCGTCAGGTTCATCGAAATCACGTCCAACGCGGTGAACTGGTAGCCGATCATGTTGTATCGGAAAGTGCCGGTACCCCAGAAGCGGCGCCGCAGGAGTTCGATCTTGCAAATCCGCTGCGCCCTCGATGGCGAAGTCGTGAACGGAAGCTGCATGTCGAACCAGCGCCGGTCCCCGCCATCGGCAGCCAGATTGGAATCGCCGCCATAGTCCGATGGGCCGCTGTAGCCGTGCAGCGAATCCTGGCAATACGGCGGAATGTCCGCGGCATGCCAGTTGTTTGCCGGGCAAATGTAAGTTCCCTTGACGCCGTTGTACAGATCGCGGATCTGCGGCGTCGTTTTCCAGCGAAAGCCCCCGGACATCGAACCCATGGACGGCGCCGGCGCCGGAGATGCCCCGCGCCACGATCCGGTTTGCAGAATGTATTGCCCGGCCTGAAAGCTCAGCCGCCCGGCGCACGAGGTGAGCAGGTTTTGCAGAATCACGCCGCGACTGTGCGACAGATCGAAAGTGCCATCGGCCTGATAGCGCGGCTCGAAACCGGCCCCGTAAGCGATTTCGTATCCCTGCGCCGATCCGTTCGGCCCCGCAAAGCCGGCGCGCAGCGTCATGCTCGTGCCACTCGCGGAAAGGATGGTGGCGATATAGCCGCCCACGATGATTGCCCCGCCGTCCATCGCGGCGGTCCAAGTGGTTCCCGCGCCGGTCACCGTTGTGGATCCGTGCGTCACGGTTACCGTGCCGGTGCTGTAAGGAATCGATCCGCCGATCGCCAGCGGCACGTCTTCATCGCAGATGTTCGCCTCGGCAATGTAAGTCGCGGTGGGAAGCTCAGTGCCCCAGACCGCTTTGAAACCCCAGCCGGTGTTGGGATCGCCACTCGACCCCATGCTCAGATAGTCCGCGATCACCAGCGCGGCATTGTCGGTGTAGCCCGTCGTCCCGACGCCGCCGTGTGCGCCGAGGCGGGGATCGTAAATGTCGTTTTTGCCGTGGACCTCGAAACTGATGGCGGGCAGTCCGCCGCTGAAGATCGCGGCGCTGTAATGCAGTCGCAGGAACACGCACGCTTTGCCGACCAGTGAACAATTCGCGGTCCACGGGTTGTGCGGATTCTGTACGAGGTTGCCGAGATTCCCATCGATCGGAGTGCCGCTGCCGAGCATGCCGGGGAATGTCTCGCCCAGCGTTTGCGCGCCCAGCATGGTTTCCATGTGAACCTTGGCCCCATAATCCGGCCACACGGTGAGCACCTGCCCTTCGTTATCGACGATGGAATTGCCGCCGCCGCAGACATAACGGAAGATCAGCGCCCCCGGCGTGCCGATCTCGTAAACCTGGCGGATAATTTCGGCGACCGGAAAAGTTCCGTTCAGCGTATAGTCGCCGGTGATGTTCTGAACCGCGATGCGATCGCCCACCTGCAGGAGCGGAATATCGGCGGGAAGCGTGACCTGTACGATGCCGTTCGTGCGGGCGATGTGCTGGATATTGATGTTCTGCTGGACCGGCGAGAAGCTGTCTCCGTTGCCGTTCAACTGGACGAACTGTTTGTCGAATAAAAGCCGGTCGATGCTTTGGACCTGATGAGCGCAGAGAACGACTACGAGATCGAGATAGTAGTTTCCATCCCCGGTTTCCCAGCCCAGAATGTAAACCACCGTGCCGCCGACGACGGTGTAGCCATAGATCACGTCCCAGGACTTGATCGGGTTGCGCGAGGCGAAGGCAATGCCGGCGCCCATCTGCTGGGCGGATCCCGAAATGAGCGTCCCGACTCCGGACAGGACCAGGCCGGTGCCCGCCGTCAGAAGCGCCGCCGCCAGGCCAACCAGAAGCGGGGTCAACGCGCCGAAAGTGCCGATATCGATCAGCACGCCGACAGCGATGGCGAGTCCTCCGAGGATCACGCCGACAAATTTAGACATGGTAGCCCTGGCAAAGGAGTGGAGAAAGCAGGGAGACGGACTCGATCCCTTTGGCCGCGCGAACCAGCACTTCCCGGCCGTTCAGCGCCACGATCCCGAGCGAATAGTCGCGTGGCCGCTTAATCAGAGCGATGTCGCCGCGCTGCAGGCGCAGGACGGGGACCTTGCCCATACCGTGACGCGCCGTGACGTGCTCCACTACTTTGCGCACGGATGAACTGCCCGTATGTCGCCGCATCGCCTGGAGCGCTTCCGCGCGGGACCCGTACGTGCCCCTGAAATCGATCGCCGGATCGATGCCGGTCATGATCTCGATGGCATCGCAGACGAACAGGCAGCAATCCATCCGTCCGTAGCGGAAGCGCTCGTCCTTGTTGCGCGTGACGAAGGCATCGAGCCGCGCTGGCCAGTCGGGGAAACGAGTCATCAGATGTTGTTTTTGGAGTTCGGCGACTCGCCCCAGTAGATCGTCACTTCCTGAATGCCCGCCTGGAATGAGAAGCCGAGATCTCCCGGCGCCACGAGCTGCTGATCGTCTTGGGTATAGCGTCTGTCCACCGGCGTGTTGAGATCGATGAGGCGCGATTCGCAGTTAATCCCAATGGCGGCCGACTTGCCGTCTACGTCGATGGTCGGCTGATCCATGCGCCCCGCCCATGCGATGATCGGCGAAGTGATGAGAGCGAGACTGATCGGGTTGAAGAATCCGACATATACGGTCACCGGTGCGCCAAGTTGAAATTCCGTCAGGACGTCGGGCAGCAGCGTGGCATCGAAGCCGCTGAGCGTGAGCGTGATGCCTTTCGCCTGCACGTCCGAGCCTTCCTCGATCACGGAAATGCCGCCCAGCGTGCCGACGCCGAGCCACGTATGGCTGTTCCATACGATCGGATAGTTGCCCGTCCAGAGGTAGACCGGTCCCGTGGTAAACGTGGCCACCAGGAAGAAAGCCGGCAACAGGAGATCGGCTGCGATCGCCGTTCCCACGTCCGTGGTCATTGTGCGTGGCATAAGTTGGAGAGTGAATGAAGTTGTCCGAACTGATAGCGGTCGCGACGGAGGCCTTCGCCGCGCGTGGCGACATGAAGGTTTTCCTCGGCGATTTCCGCTTCGACGATCCCGAGGAAGCGTCTGCCGCCAAGGTTAAAAGTCTGGAGTTCCGCGCCGGGATCGGCTTCGAGGCGTTCGTTATTTCGAACTGACGGGCGCGGGCTTGACCGACGTCAATTGCTTCGGTCCGGTCAGGGTCGGCGGAGTCATGGGCGCGGCCAGGGGCACGGCGAGAAAGATCGGCTCCAGCATGCGGACGTTGGCGTGAGCGCAGGCCGAATTCACGCACATAAACTGACGCTGCGATGCGTTCTTCGGGCCGACGAAAACCACGCCGCGATTGCACTCGCAGATCAGATTGTTAAACCGGACGTTCATGAGAGATACTCCTTCGGGCGGTCGAGAGCGATTGCGCAAAAACGGCCCACGCCCTACTCTTGTGGGCGCGATGACAACAACGGAACCAGCAACACCGGGCGTTGCGACGGCGTTCAACATTTTCGGCTGGGTGCTTTTTGGAATCGGGCTTTTGACGCTGCTTATCGCCGCGAACAGCAGCGCCAGCGACGCCTGGCAGGGGATCGCAGAAGGCATCGGTGCGATGCTCTTTTCGCTTGTCCCGTTTGGATTCGCCGCCTTAATCGCGCGGCTGCACCTGATCGAACATCATCTGCGCCCGCACGAAACACACGTCGCGGAAATCGCGGCCTTGACTGACGACGCAATCGATCGGGACGGGCGTCGCGTCATGATTGCCAGCCAGTAAGCGCTATGAAACCGATAGGGCGGCTGCTGGCCGTTATTCTGCTGCTGCCTGGTTTGGGCGTCGCTAAAGACACCCGCATCAAGACGACGCGCGACGAGCCGCTGAAGATTACGTGGATAGTTCCGCAAAAACCGCCGGTGAAGATGATCCGGCGCGGCATCATCCGCACGGCGTGGCGATGTTTTCCCGCCGCGTATCAGGACTTCGGCTTAAGCACCAAGGGCCTTACCCTGAATATCGAAGTCGATGGCCTCAGCCACTACGATTCCGCTGTTTCGTTTGCCGTCGATGGCGAACGCACGGACCTTTCCGGCGTGTCATGGGTTACGCCGGCGATCATGTTCGGCGGAACGGGGTTGATCGCCAAGACGGCCATCCGAAATCAAGGGTTGCTCATCGAGCGAATAGCAGCCGCCCACGAAGTCTGGATGGTTACCGGTGCCCCAGGCGAAGAATCGAAAGTGAAGCTCTCGTCTGAGCAGCTTGCGGTCTTTGCCGAGATGATGGAGAGGTATCATGCGCTCGCCGGCGACCCTGTTGAGCCCTAAAATAGCTAAATAGCCTCGCGAATCTTGAACTGCACGCCGTAAGTCCTCATCGCGCTGATCGACCAGTGGCGCGCATTGTCGGCCAGACGCCAGATGCCCGTCGTATTGGCCAGCACGATCGACGTGGCGTCGGCCGGAGATTCCCGCAGGTTCGGCCAGATCGTAATGATGGCATCCCCGGAGCCGTCCGCATTCACCGGATAGACATTCGTGTACAGCCGGTATCCAATCTGCAGGCAATCGCCCGGCAGCAGCACGCCCGCGGCGCTTGCGGTCCATCCCTTCGTCGATAGTGTGAAACCGGTCTGATTCGCCCCGTTCACCTTGGGTGCGCCCGCGCCGGAGCCGAGCGGCGATTTGCGCATCGGATCGCCAAGCTGAAAGATGTTCTGGACGCCATTGCACGACAGGAGGAACGCAACCCAGGCGCGCGCCAGCGAATCCTTCATCGGGGGCATCGACACCGTTGCGCCGAGCCATGCCGCCTGCCAGCTCTGAATCTGCTGCTGACCGGTGAATGGAGAAACGACGGCACCCACCGCGTCGGTAGCGGTGAACTCGATCGAGCGCGCTCCCGGAACGGAAGGCACGGGCACGATGGTGTAGCCGTTGAAGGTGGCCATTTTACCCGAGGAAAGCCCGGTACACCGCCATTCCCGCCTTGTTGTATGCGGCCAGCGCGGCGAGGCCCTCGGCCGCGGCGGTATGACTGCGCAACAGCGCCTGCCCGATCCGCGATACCGCCAGGGTGTCGTCCGAATCCGCCTGCCAGTGCTCCGGTACCCAGGTGATGGCGTCCGACGTCACACAGCAAATTCCCTGCGCCACCGAATCCGCCGCCACCATGTTGAAGCTTTCCGTGTAACTCGGCTGCAGCGTCAGATGCATGTGCCCGACCGTGGCGCGAAACTGCGGCCACGTCTGCCAGCCGTTTTCCACCAGCTTTGCGTGCGGGACATTCGCGATCATGGCCCTCACCGCGTTCAGGATCGTCTCGCCGCCGCCTTCCGTTCTAGTAGTCGATATCCACAACTCGAGATCTCCGCGCAACTGCCGCGCGATATCGATAGCAGCTCCCGCCGCCGTCATGAAATTCTTCAGCGGCCGCGTGGCGCCGAACGCGCCGATCCGCAGTGTGCCTCCCGTCCAGAGAGGCCGGTGGGAATTGGTCGTTCCGTCGAGAAAATACAGATTCGGCAGGAAGGCGCATGGCACCGCGTAAGCGCTCCCGAGCCAGTCGCAGAAACGCCGGCTGTTGCCTCCGACGTGAAAGTTGTGAACGGACTGCTCGATCTCCATCGCCTGCCTCAACAGCGCGACACCGCTGGCGTCCGCCTGCAGGAAGCCGACGTTCGAGTGACAGACCATCGTGAAATCGACGTGCGGGAAATCGTTCACAAGCGCCTGCATCTGCATCGTGGGAATCCAGGGCGCGCTGATGATGACATGCGTGGTGGCCGGCGCCGCAGTGAGTCGCGCGCGTAAATCCGCAGCGTTTGTAATCGGCACCACCAGAGCGGGTATCCCGGCCGCGATCAGCGATTTCGCCGTATTCAAAGCGGCCACGCCCAGCCCAATGTGGGATATGTTCTTGTTCGCGGCGAAGTTTTTGTATGCCAGGATGATGTTCATTCTTATAGGGTCCGTTCGGTCATGATCAGCCCTGCACGCTGCGCTTCTGTTGCTCCTGATTGAGCAGCACGCCGGTCGTTACCGCATCGGCATGGGCCGCGAGAATAGCGCGTTTCACATTGACGGCCGTCAAAGTGGGATCGGTCGAGCCGCGCGCGTCGATGTGATAGTGGACATCTCCGCCGCCCATCTGGCTCATCGGCGTAACCCGCCCCGAAGTACCGGGAGTGAACACTTCGGATTCGCCCCCATCGCCCACGATGTAGGCGGTACCGGGATCCACATCGCCGCCGCCGGCCAGCGCTCCGCCGAACGGCATGCCGCCGCCGCTGCCCAGCAGGTTGAAGACGCCGGGAACTCCGGACGCGCCGCCAAACACTTTTCCGTAACCGGGAAGCGGACTGTTTCCGCCGCTGCCGTTCAAAGGTTTTACTCCCGCCGGTCCAGCCGTGCCTCGCTGTGTATCGTCGACGACGTGCACCGGATCGCCCGGGTTGCCGGTGGGCTTGTGAACCTGCGCTTTTCCGAAGAGCGTCCCGAGACTGCGCTGCAGGCCCGCTTTAATGCTCTCCTTCATTTCTTCCTGCCCGAGGCCCTTCAGCGTGTCGCCCAGCATTTTGGCGGGATGCGCGTGCTTCGGATCGGACATCATTTTCGCCAGATCGTCGCTGAACTTGTCGACGGCCGAAGTGATGCCGTCCTGCGCGATCTGCGTTGCCGTCTTGGCCTCGGCATTCATCTTCCAGAAATAGCCCGCCATGCCCTGCTGGCGAAGCACGTCCAGAATCTTCGTGTTCGAGAGATAGAGGTCGTTCGCCGCTTTGGCGCGCTGAACGTCGATCTCCACCTGTAGATTGGCGATCTTCAGCCCGTCTTCGTCGGCCTTGGCCTTTTCCCCCACCGATAAGAACTGCGCCTGTTCGGCGGCTGCGATCTGCTGATCGGCGACCAGCCCGGCGATCTTCGCCTGGCGCGCCCGTTCGTCCAGGGCGGCGATCTGGCGCAGGTAGGAGATCTGTTCCGCCGCCGTGTGTCGTGCCTCGAGCCCGTAAGCTCTTTCGATGGCGAGCTTCTGACCTTCGATCCGGAGATCGTCCGATTGTCCCGATCCCTTGGCGGTGACTTCCGCGATCTTCGTCTGGGCGGCGGCGTGAGCCTCGGCCGGTTCGGTGATTACCTTCCTGTCGAGTTCGTCCAGCTCCTGGATGGTGGCCTCCATCTTGGCTTTCCACTCGTCGAGCTTCTTCGCCTTCGCGGCCTGCACTTCAACGTCGTGTTTGAAGCTGGCCTCGACGATCTTGTCCTGTTCCTGGAACAGATGCCCCATGGTGATGTGGATTGCGCGCACGCGGTCGGCGTTGTCCTTCTCCGCGCGAAGTCTCTCGCCCCAGTACTGGATCAGGTCGGCGACGGACATCTGATGGTCCGCCTGCTGCAGGGCAAGGTTATCCTCGTCCGACTTGCGCAGCAGCTCGGTAGCCTGGTGCTGCGCTTCCTTGTTGATCTGCAGAACGTCTTTCGTGCCTGTTTGCGCCGCCTGCTTCAGTTCGCCAGCGATCCTGTCCATTTCGCCCTGATAGTCGGCGATGTAAGCCTTCAGGCGCGCAATGCTGCTGTCCTGGCCGCTGCTGTCCGGTTGCGTGATGCCCGGAGAATTGTGAATCCGTGATTTCTCGGTCATCGCGTCCAACAGTTCATTCTCCGCCTTTTTCTTGTACCAGTCGAAATCCTGCGATTGCGTGGCCGGGGCGCCGGCGTCCTGGGCAACCTGGTTTCTGAGTTCCTGGTCGCGTTTATCCGCCGCGCTCGTGCCTGGCGTTTGCAACTGCCACCAGTGAGCTTTGTTCTCGGCCATGACCTTGTGAATGCGGTCGAGGTCCTTATCCAGAGAATCGGCCAGTTTGTCGGCGAACACACGGGTTTCATCCAGCGCGACGGCCAAACCGTTCTGCGGCTTGCCTTCCAGTTTGGCGATGTCGTTGGCGAGGCGGGCATTTGCCAGCGCCAGCTCGTCGTTGGTAAGTTTCAGCGGCGCACTGAGGCCGCGAAAGGCCTCCGCCATGCGTTGCGGAGCTTCCTCCATCTTCTTGAAAAACTCGTAGGCCTTCTTGCCGAGATCCACCAGCATCACGCCCAACGCGATGCCGGCGATCGCCGGGAACGCCGCCAGCACGGCCTTCGACAGTGTGGGGAATAGAGAGATCAACTTCTCGATGGCGCGGACGTTCGAGCCGCCCGACAGCTCGCGGATCGCCGCGCTCGATGCCTGCATGGACGTGACGACGTGGATGCCAGATTCCTTCGCCCCTTTACCGAAATTCTGGAGTTTGACGTTTGCCGCATCCATGTCGACCAGGAACTTCGCCGTTCCGGCATCGACATCGATCGAGATTACGCCCGCTTTTACGCCCATGGTCTAAGCTGCTTTCACTCCGCTCTGCATGAATTCCCGCACTGTCTCAATGAACGCGTCCACCGCTGCATCCGCCGCGGCCGCGAAAGCCCGCCGCATGAACGGATTGGCCTTGACTCGGTCCAGTTTGGTTGGCTTCTTGTCGTGGCTCAACATGCGATGTCCGAATTCGACCCACATTGCGATCATTCCCTTTCGTCCGAAACCGACCTTTACTTTGCCGCCCTGTCCTTTGGTGTCGATAATCACTTCGGACAGGAGATTGTCGAACAGGTGACCGTATTCCTCGCTCGATGTGCTGTAATCCGTCTCCGGCATGTTGGCGCGCAGCTCCGCCTCGAAGACGCCGCCGGCGCGGCTGAGCGCCTTCGCGAAACACCCCATGACCAGCACATTCGGAAAGGCCCTCAGGAACCCCTGCACTTCCGGAATGCCGCGAACTGTGATTCCTCCGTCAGACATTTCGTTTGATTGTTTTGGTGGTCATCGACATCAGGACGGCCCGCGTATCCGCCATTTGCTGTTTTCGATTGACCCGTTCGGCCGGCGCGCCGGCGAAGAAATCCATCGGGCGCAGCGCCTTCTTCGGACGCCTGTACCCGAAATTAGCCACGGTCGCCGCGACGGTGCCAGCGAGCATCTTCCCGTGTTCCACTTCTTCTGTGTGGCGATCGAGCAGCAGATAAAACTGACGTGGCGTCAATTCGCCGAACTGTCGATCGCTGAGCTTGAGATGGAACCGGGCCGAAGACCAGCAGTTCTCCCACAGCTCCTTACCGGTTAAGCTGCGACCGGCGCCGGAACGGGAACCGGAGCGGCCACGGGAGGGTTTTTGGGCTTCTCCATCGCCAGCTTATAAGCCTCGGAGATGGCCTCGAAGATATCCGGCAACGTGTCGATCCTGATCATCGCGCCCGCTACGGCGAGGGTCATGGCTGGCTGGAACGGCTTCAGCGCCGCATAGAACAGTCCGCGCATCTGCGCCGCGCTCATGGTGTTGAGCAGCGCGGCCGAGATCCCGTGAAGGAGGTTGCAGCCAGCCTCCGTCTCCGCCTCGGCGATCGCGTTGAAGCTGTAAATCAGCCGGTAAGTCTCGCCGGCGATTGTAAGCGATGCCCAACCCTTCACGCGATCCGCCGCCGGAGTAGCAGCAGGAGGAGGAGTCTTGGATTTAGTGGACTTAGCCGCTGACTTACGCATAGGGTTTAGCTGCCTTCCGCGAATGTCATGCCATTCGAAGTGCGCACATTCCCCGTGATCGTGGTCTTCTTATCCGGCTTGAAGGACGGATTGAATTCGGTCACGATGCCCATGAAGGACCATGTGTCGCCTGTCGTTGTTTGTCCAGTGGCGAGCGGGGCGACGATCTCAAACGGCATCAGTACTCCGGCTGAAGCGCCCATCGGACCGTGCGCCACCATGGCCGCCTGGCCGAGGTCCGTGGTTACGCGGTTGCAGGAGAACTTCAAGTCCCCGCCATCCGGGATGGTGGCGATGAATTCGCGTCCAAGGGAGTCGAAGCTGGTAGCGTCTTCAGTTTCCATTTTGGGCGCGGGGTCGCTGGTGAGACCTTCGCCGACCAGAAGCCAGGTCGGCGCAGATGCCGTCCCGGTGTTGATGTTGAATTTAAGGCCGAGGCCTACACCGCTTTTCGTTGCCATGATGTTTGTCCTTTATGGTTCTGAGATTTGGAATTCGTATTCGTCGACACTGCGGTAGCTCCGGGAATCCACGTCGAAGTTGTTGAGGAAGGTCCCATGTTTGGCGAAGATCACGCGCGTGGCGTCGGCATCGGCCAGCGTGCCGGTGAAGCCCGAGAGCGCATTGCGCTGGGCGATCATGATGTTGGCGCCGTCGCAGGCCATCAGTCCCCAGTAGGTGAACTGGATGCGCCGGGTATCCATGACCACGCCGGGATCGAAGGTGTAGTCGGTCGATTCCGCCGGGATGTCCTGGTATGTGATGTACGGGTAAACCGGATTGGCCGGTGGCCCCTGCACCGGATAAATGCGCGCGCCGACCAGCGCGGAAACGCGGGTGTTGGCGAGGAGCAGCACGACGAGTCCTTGTTCGAGCATTGAGATAATCGGAAAAATGGAGCTACGGTCACGTTTGCCGCATGAAACGACGCGGCTATGTCACTGCCCAATGGTCCGGTGAGGCGCTGAGAAGACTACTGACCGAGGGCTTCGACGTTGACCTTATGGGCAACGATTGGGGCAACGTCCACCCGAAGCTTTAAGCCGCCTGCCAGCCGGCGCCGATCACCACATTCCGTTTGCTGGTGTTGCCCGGGTGGATCGTGGCATACATCATTTCGCCGGCGTCGACGGAAATGAATTGCTTTTCCCTGATTGCCGCCGCGCGGAAATTTGCTTCGAGACCGTCATTGATCTCGTCGAACCGATGCGCCTGCCAGAAGGCCTTTTTGTAGCAGAGCGATGTATCGAATGCCCAACGGGGCGGATTGCTGTTCTTCCACCAGCGCGAGCCGTCCGTGAACCGCATCGAATGATAGCCGGTGACCGACTTCCCGGTATCGAGGAGGCACCGGGCCTGATCGGACAGACGGCCGGACGAAGAGTGATCGTCATCGTCGAGGTGGAGAATGAGTTCACCGTTCGCCGCCGCGCAACCGGCGTTTCGCTTCGCCCCGATCGATCCCGCGCACGCAATTACTGACATCTTCGATCCATCCCGCATCGGGTGGCATGGTTCGCAATGGAGCGACACGGTCTCGGGATCGGAATCCGCGACGATTATCAGCTCCGCGCCGCCCTCGTAGTCCTGCGACAGAAAACAGTCGATCGCCCGCGGAAGCCATTCGCCGCGGCTCGGCGTGGTCGGGCAGATGACGGTGATGAAGGGTTTGTCGTTCATCGTGTTCATCAGGACAGCAGCGGCGTCGACAGGGACGAAGGATTAAGTTCGAGACACAGCATCAGGATTTCCCGGTTCCGTTGCTCCACGTTTTCGACGGACTGGATAAGGAATGTACGCGATCCAAATACGGCCCGCATGCCGGCGGCTATGCTGATCGCCGTCCACCAGGCTTCGATCACGTGGGTTATCTGCGAAGACAGTTGGCCCGATTGAAATGTCTCGCTCTGCTGCACAGAGCGTATCCGGCCCTGGAGAACGCAGACAGGGGCCCATGCCAGCAGGGGTTGGTTGAACGAGTCCGGCGTGGAAGTCTGGCTCTGGATCTGAATGTTGACCGAACGCCGGCGCCCCAGTTGCGTATTTGTCACGAGGTCAGATTCCTGACTTCGCCCAGCATGTCCCGGACGATGCGGGGCACGGGCGCGTCGACGGATCCGCCCTGCTCGTAATAGAACTGGACGAGGAAGCGGATGGCCATCACGATTTCCCCCGGAACGGGATTGCCAAGATACGCAACCGCTCCCGGAGCCGCGGTTACGCAATTGTCGGCCGCGGTCGCGTGTCCCGAACCGTCGACGGCCGCAATGCTCGTGTTGAGGGTCGCGGATGCCGTACCGGCTGCGGGAACGCTAAGAAGGCGTCCGATATCCGACTGCAGGAAGGTCGCTCCGCTGATTACGGCCGAAGCCGCGGTCATACTCAGCGTCACAGGTCCGCCGTATCCGCAGACGAACTGGATCATCACGCTATTCGGAACGAGTCGATTGGGAGGCCACGGCCGGGCGAAGGGAGGAAGCACACGCGCGGGCAACACGTCCCCGCCATAATCGAGCTGGTAGCCATATGTAAGCAGGTTCGTGCCGTAGGTGGTATCGAGAGCCAGATTCTGGACAATCCCGGCCACGTCCACATACTGAAAACTTTGAATGAGCTGCAGCGGAGGCTTCGGTATCAGAATCTGCGGGTTTCCGCCACGCTCGTATCTCGCACTGAATCCGGGAAACCCATCCCGCTGGAGAAGCAGCGTCTGGGTAATGTAAGCCCGACGCTGGTAGGATTCACAGCTTCGGCGCGCCGCGACAATCAGAGGAGTCAGTCGCCCCGACAGAACTTCGAGCGTGTTGGCATCGAGCGAGCCCGAATCGCCGTATCCCAAATCACGGAGCACGTCGTCGAGAGCCACCGGCTCTGCGGCCGGTCCGATGATTTGGGAAATACTCATTTGCGTGGTTTGTTCTTTAGCCGTTCGGTGACGACGGCCGGTTCGCCCGTCTTAACCGCATCCGGATCTTCGCCGCGACCGGACACCAACAGTTCGCGCGCCGTGACGGGTTCGATGTCCTGGACTTCTCCGGCATAGCGCCCGACAAGCATTCGTATATACATGGTTTTGGACCGGGAGGGCGCCCGCCGGTAAGCGAGCGCCTCATGGGGTCTTGGCCTACAGCAGTACCGTTGCGCTTTGATCGCTCGCATAACGAGCGCCACTGAGAACAGCCACCGCGCTTGCGATAACCGAGTTGGCGCCGTTGGTGATCGAGAGCTGCACATAGGGGCTCCCTTGCGGAAGCATCGCTGCGCTCAGCTCGATCACATAGAAGATGTTGTCGACGGCGGACGGGACGTATCCCGCGGCCAGCACTGAGACTCTGGCGCCGAGAACGTCGCCGGCGCCGGTCTCGCACGCAAACAGGTTGAACGGAATGGCCGTCGCGCCGGCTGCGGCGGCATTTGTGCAGGCGTTGACAATGATGGCGGTCGGAGCCGCTGCGCTCACGCCAATCTGCACGATAATGCTGGCGTGCGCGTAGTCCGCCATCGAAAACACTGCGCCGGTTACGCCGCCGGTGATATTCACCGCGGGTATCAGGTTCACAATGTGCCCATCCTGGGCCGAATAGAATCCTTTGCTCATATGATTTCCTTTTGTTCGAAACGTCGAAGGAAGGCGGCGAGTCGCCCCGCCGCCGGAGAATTACCGCGCCGCGAGAGTAACGAACGGAGAAAGCGTGCTCGATCCCTGATAGGGAGTCAGCGGCTTTTTCCACGTGGGCTGTCCGTCAAGCCTGAGCTGGAATCGGAACGCCATCTCGCCGGTCAGGAACGCGACGTGCATCGAAGAATCGGCGCGCATGCCGCCCTTCTGTCCGAGAATGTACTGGCCGGCGTCGCAAAGGATAATGTCCCCTTGGCTTGTCAGGCTGGCGCACTGCTCGATAGGAATCACGTCGCGGCCCAGCATCTTGCCGAACGGCCCCGGGTTGCCATTCATCCCCGGAGGGAAATAGAGCAACTGCACGGCGGTGCCGCTGCCGAGGGTCAGGGGGAAGAGCTGAGGAATGACGTTCTGATTGATGAACCAGACGGCATTCTTCATGCTCGGAGCCCACAGCCTGGCGAACATGTTCAGGATGTTGGTGGTCGACACTGTCAGCGTGGCCTGCCCCGCATCCTTGGGCACAACGACTGCGGCCGCCGAAGTCAGAATGCCGAGCGGAGCGCCCGCGCCGGGACCGTTGACGATAGCGTCGTCAATTTTGAACGCGAATTCGAGAGGAAACGTGTTGCCGATATAGGTCTGGAGCGCGTCCTGGTCTTCGAGCAGTTCCTCGGTCGCATAGCAAAGACCGGTGAGCTTGTTGGCGGTCAGTTGAAGCTGCTTGAACTTCGGTTTGGAAGCAGTGTAGGCTCCGGCTTCATAGTCCCAGAATGCCTGGATGCCGCCCCACCTCGATCCATTCGCGCGGCTGTCCTCGTCGACGGCAGGCAGGATCAGGCGGTTCGATGCCATCGGCATGCCGAACGTAAGCTTGGCCACCTCTCCGACATCATAAGTGCGTTGCAGGATGTCTTTGCCGAATTCCGGATTGACGAGGAAGCCGCCTTCCGCGTCAACGGACTCGTTGGCGCCGAGCGCTGCCTGAAGGCGCGGATCGGTTGTGCGACCGTGGGTCCGGGCAACGTCGTAGACGGCCTTCAGTTGTTCGCCGAGGCTCGCCCAGGGCTTTTTCTCTTCGTTGTTTTCGGTGTGCGCCGGGGAATGGCTGGAAACCGCGACGGCGAGGCGCTCTTCGTCGAGCAGCTTCTCGGCGCGGCTGATATCGGCGTTCAGCGTTTCGACCGACGTCATGGCGGCATCGAACTCAACGCGTTC